GCAATTGTCCGAGTATCGGTCATTTCGCTCGGTTAATTCCTGGTTAGCTTCTTTCAATCGCTGAATCTGATTTTCAAGCAAGAGATTTTCTTTCTGCAACTGTTCCTTATCAGCCATTGCGGTTTCGAACAGCTCCCGCAAGCGAGAAATCTCCTCTTCCTTTTCTGTGACCAGCTGGTGAGCATGAATGACTTCACGTTTGAGACGTTCAATTTCCTCATTGCTACCATTTACAGCAACATTAGCTTTCAATTTTTCGAGTTGCTTTTTCAATTCATCACGTTCCGCAACAACTTCCTCATATTTCGCATACGCAATCACTTTTTTCTTTTGTTCCACTTCTTTTACCTCCTTCAAGATATCTTCTAATCTCTCGCCATTTTTGTATCGTTTAAGCTGTTCAGGTGTCAGCTGATATGTTGTGACGCTCGTATCAATATTGTGCGGGCGGTTTCCGAACCGGACAGCACCCTGACGATATGGAGAAATCTTCGCTACCATCCTGCTCACCCCCATATTGTTTCTAATCGGGAGCAGAAAGACTGCTCCCTTTTGTTTACTTCACAGCTCTAAGCATTCTTTTCTCTTCACGCTCAATGTCATCCAAGGACATTTGATAATCAGCTTCGCGGACTGCTGCAGCAAACTTTTCGATTCCGGTATCCCATAACCCGTGGCGCTTGATAACATCCGAAAACTCCTCAACGTCATGTTCTCTGATGGACCAGCTATCTGCTTGGTCTGCTGGTTCGTATTTTTCAACCCAATCGCCTGTTTTTGGGTCAATATCTTTGAAACTTTTACGGGCGAAATGACACAATTCATGATCAACAAGAGCAACACGCTGGTCATGTGTCATAGCTTTCCAAGCGTCGGAACTAATGAAAACAAACAACATTTTATTTGTGACGAATCGTTCAAACGCCGTGCATTTTTTTGCCTTTCCAGCCCAATCGCTTGCACCTTCACGGAAGTAGTAACCAATGACATCTTTAGCGTCTTGAAGATGAGGATGATACTTGTCGATGATATCCTCAGCAATTTCTCTTACTTCTGTTGCCTCTTTAAAAAATACTCCAGACATATTGTTAACCTCCTAGATTGATAGATTAAGAGATTTTAATCAAAGCTTCTTTTTGAAACTTTGTTAATTCAACTTGTCCATTTAAAGCTTGAGCAATTTGGGCTAATACAAACGCATCGCGGACATTGTCGCTGTTGTGTTCGAATCCCCAGCGTTTGAAAATTGGAAGAACCATATCCTCCTTCTTAGCGTTACCTTTACCAGTTGCAAATTTTTTAACTGAAGAAGGCGGAACATCATGATAGTTAAGCCCAGCTCTGATAAGTTCTGAACGGAGTATCCAGCCGATGCCATATTGAACGCTAACAGCTGAACCTTTTGAGCTGTAAGAAAAACCTTCAATGCAAATAACATCGTGTTTTGTAATGTGCTGCATTACTTTTTTTGTAATATCCATAAATCTATGTGGGTCTCTTTTCTCTTTTGATGTGATTTCTATTGCTGTATGTACCTTGTTGTTTTCGAGAATGACGAGACCCGTCTTCGTGGATGGATCAATGCCTACAAATCTCATCAATATCCCATCTCCTGACGTTCATGATTAACAGCGTTTTTCTTCATGTACGCTTCTTCGATTTGTTTCCGTGTAAAGCCGAGCATTTGTCCCAGCCCGATAAACATTCTGAATAACTGCTCATACTGTTCTTCTGTTTCAGAATCGCAAGCTATCTCACAATCAGCAACACAATCGTAAAAATAACCTACTTGTTCGAACATATAATTAAATTGTTTTGTGATGTCCTTATACTCAATTGGTGTTAGTTCAGATGGTAACGATAAATTGATAGGTAACCATTCCCCATATCTGTAGCTATACTCCAACCCAATCGACAAGATGAAATGCAAGCAGTCCACGTATTCTTCAAGTAGTGTGTTTGGTAATTCTCCCATACCTTCGCAACGAGGACATATATCTTGTTCTACGACTCCATGCCCCATATAAACATCGATATATCCATCATCACAACTACATTCGCCACCAATTCTCGGCTCTTGGTCGTTAGACCAATACTTGAATCCTCTATGTTCATTCGCTAGTTCACCAAGCTCAACGAGAAGAGCAAGGATTTTCTTCGCCAGCCGATCTTCACCCTCTTGTCTTAGGTGTTCTCGTTCAATTCGTTCATCCAGCTGGCGTTGCATTTCAAAGAGTTTTGACAGGTTCATTTGTTTCACTCCTTGATATTTTTCTATCAATCTTCTAAATGTTGATGTTAAAATGACATCTTTTCGGCGGCTTCGTTGACTTTTCTTACCCATTCGTCCAGCCCTTCTTGTCCATGTCCGACCGTTGCGACACAAGCCGAACGAATCGGGCACCGCCCGCACTGTTTTTCGTAGTGCTGCTTGCATATCGCGATTGCTTTTTCGTTTATTTTCATCTCACCACCCCGTCATTCACTCCAGCAAATGACCTGCGGACCTTTGTATATGAACGGCTCTCCATAGTTCAAAAACTCTCCAAACGTCATTTCTTTAAATCCATCATCCGTTTCGAAGCGACCAACCGCGTCAAACGGAACCTCGGATACTTCTTCAATCGTAACTTTGCAGTCGTCGTCTGCTCGCTCATTGTAGTTATTTAGCGCTTGTTCCGCTGATTCAGCGACAATATACTCGGAATAATCATCTCCCACACGGAAAATTTTGAAATTGACGTTCATTTTGTTTCCTCCCTTTATCAAAATTTGAAGCGAGATATGCATCATTGTTTTGCTTTCTCGGTTGCCAATACAAATCGCAACGTGTAATAGTCCAAGTCGTAAACTGATTGACCTTGATGCTCTGTGATTCCCATATCCAGCAATTGCCGAATAATGATTTGTCGCTTAAGTTCCTGGCTAAATTGAACTTTTTCGTAGAGGATGCCCATTGCCTTACCTCCTTTCATAAAATCCAGCTAATGCAGGAAAATGACTGTGCTCTTTCCTCATATCTCGAAACGTTAAAAATTCCTGTCCGCGTGACATTGGAAAATCTAACGGATATTCGTGGCAGTTATATGGATTACGCTTGAATGTCTTCTGGAAAAACTCAATCGCTTCTTCCTGGCTTGCAGCAAACACAAAAGCGAAAAGCTTGTCGTCATATTTGAGTGAGAAAACCTTTATGTCGCTGAATCCGAGCTGATTTTGTACAATCATCTGTGCAACCTTCTCGTGATTAGCTTGCGTAAAATCGAGCGTATCGGCATCATCGTCGAGGGACACTTGCCCTTCTTGAAGCAGGTGCAATATGTAGTGAGCAAGCGCCCTTTGCTCGGTCCGTATGCTTTCCTCATACAGCTCTCTGACCGTAGTCATCGATAATCTCTCCTGTGTGTTCGTTGTATTTGACACGAACGGTTCCTACCGGGCCGTTTCGGTTTTTGGCGATGATAAGCTCTAGCGTGTCATCATCCGTTTCCTTGTTGTAGTACTTCTCTCGATATAGAAAGATGATGAGGTCTGCGTCTTGTTCCACGCTTCCCGATTCGCGTATATCTGACATCATCGGCCGCTTGTCCGATCGTTGTTCAACTGAACGGTTCAGCTGCGCCAGTGTGATAACCGGACAATTGAATTCTTTTGCCATCGCCTTCAAACTTTTTGATATTTCAGTTACCTGCAAATGTGCGCTGCCGCCATAAAAGTTTGCCGGACGAATCAAAGTCAAGTAATCTATAAAAATCACAGGCTTTCGATCTTGGAAGCTATGAATCATCTTTCTTGTTTTCGCTCGCATTTCAGCAATTGTTTGCCCGGCACCGTCAAAAATTTGTATGTGAGTGTCTGCGACTCGACCAATGACTTTTGGCCATATTGCTTTCTGTTCATTCGTTAGTCCTTTGTAAAGATTCCGCATCTTCATTCGGTTAAATCGTCCCGTAGAAGCAATCAGACGGTCCGTGATGCTTCTGCTCGGCATTTCAAGTGAAAACACAATCGGCAAATACCCTTGCCAGCCAGCTTGTTTTGCCAGGTGAATCATGACATCCGTTTTTCCCATTGAAGGCCGAGCCGCGATCACGGTCACTTCTCCGTCCTGAAATCCGAACGTCATTCTATCGAGTTGAGCAAGTCCTGTCGGCACCCCTCGTTTCTTTTCTTCCGGTTGCCAAGGGGCTTCATACATATCTGCAAGGATATCGGTGATAGATGCATGATCGTCCATCTTTGATTCATTGATGGCATCTAGCGACGTGATGACTTTCCCGATCTCCCAGCCCTCTTGAATGGCCCGATTCAATATGTTGTTTTTCTCCCTTTCTTTCCAGGCTTCAAGAACAAGACTCTCGTATTCTTCGATTTTTTCAGCATCGGCAAAGGAAGCCAGTTCATTGATATATGAGATGCCGCCCAACTGTTCCAGAAAAGGAACTGTTGATAGGGTAATAACATCGACAGGCTTCCCTTTTCTCATAAGCTGAATCATGGTCTTAAAAAGCTTTTGATGCCGAGTGTCTTCAAATTGTTCCGGTTTTAGTGTTGTATCCTTTAGTAAGTAGTTGTTTTTTAAGAATGTTCCCAGCAAAGCCTTTTCTGCAATCATGGCCAATCCTCTCCTGCGTTAATATCGAATACAAATTCATCTGGTATATCTCGACCATGTTTTTCTGCTGCCGTCACCACTTTTGTTGTTCCTGTTCTTTTCTTTTCCTGGCGGAATTTCCGTTGTTCATATATTTTAATTTGCTCCACTGTTTTTAAATTGTTGTTATACCATTCATTTAGTAAGAAATTTACAAAATTGAAGTTTCTCCTATTTCTATCATCTGCCATTCTTATAGCTAAATTGACGATTTCTTTATTACCATCAAAAGTATTAATCCAATCATTTAATCGATCTCTTTGTAAAGGAGATAGCCATGTTAAACATTGCTCGAACAAAATGGCCGGCTCTATTGTAGTAGTAGTATTTTTATTTATATTTTTTTTATTATTTATTTCTTGGTAAGCAATTTCGCTTACTGTAGAGTCAGCGTTTTTGCTTACTGTAGAGTCAGCAATTTCGCTTACTGTACTTTCTTTTGATGACTGTACACCCCAAGTGTCATAGTCCTTGTTAAATGCTAGCTTTCTGGATTTTGAAAAAGAGCCTTCCTCAGTAACGATAATGATGTTGTTTTCGATTAGTTTATCTAGCTCCTGTTTTATCCGTTGCTTATGAACACCTGTAGCTTCAGCAAGAAAGGATAAAGACATTGCATGATCTTTCCGGTTAAACCCGTAAGTATATCGCCATATCACTAAAATCAATCGAAACTGAGTTGGGCTGAGCTTGGTCAGCGCCAGGCGTTCTAAAATCTCGTTTGCGATTTTGGTATATCCATGCTCCAGCTGTACGTCTGCCAAGCCCAACACCTCCTATTTTTTGATGCAAATAGCAAAGCCATCTTTTACGCTTTTCACTGTATATTCTGGATATCTCTGCATATACTGTAGGACAAGCTGTTTAAAGTGTTCCTTATCTTTTGCCTCCTCCCAGATCCATTTGGGGAGGAGGACTTTATAATATGCTTCGTTATTCAGCATCGAACACGATCTCCTCTTGTTGAGGATTATCTGGCTGTTGCTCCTCAATAGGAACCTCAAATGCTTCGCCATCGATATATTCGACATGCTCTGGCTCAGAAGTGATGTCTTTGCGAACCACTCCGTCCTGGGCTGCTTGCTGTTGAATCTCAATCGAAATCGGCAGGTACTTCCACATATGACGAATAACTGTTTTCTTAGCCATTTCCTCATAGTCCGTCACCCACGGACCAGCATTCGCTGCCTTGCTGCGTTTACGGCGTTTTTCAATCTCCTCTTTTGGCATGAATTCAAATTGATAGCCGCCATCTTTGAAATGAGCAACCGCATAGGCACCGATGAATTCACCGCGGTCTGTCATCGCTGGTTTATGAACGAGTTTTGGATGCAAGCCGTATTCATATTCGAACGTGTCGTTTGAGTAAACCGCATGAGCATAAATGCTTTCGATGTTTCCACTACGTCGGGCTAAATCTATCATTCCTTTGTAACCGATGATGAACTGAACATCCGACTGCCCTGTTTTTCCGTTCTTGAATGGCACTAAGTAGCAATGTCCAATCAATCCAGGTTCAAGGCCGAGCTGTGCGGCTTGCATGACAGCACCAAGAAGCGAAGGAACCGAGCATTCAAGCAATTTCGGATTAGTCCGGATAGTTGTCAGAGCAATTCGTGCCATACGATCAGCATCCATATGTTTAGGAAGAGCCTTTTCGATTTCCGGTCCCATCTTTTTGAGATACGCAGCGATAGTTTGCGCTGGAGAAGGAGGAGCTGCCTCCGTATTTTTCGCTTTGTTTGCAAGTTGATTTTTTATCGTCTGATTTGTTGCCATACTTATGACCTACCTCCTATTTCTTTTTGAATTGCTGTGCCGCAGGGCAAGTTGCCCAGTGAGGAATATGCCCTTTGACAACTTCGCCCTTTGCAGTCACTATTGTTATGACCTCAACATCAACCGGCATAGCTTTGCCGGCAGGCGTTTTAATCCATTCAATTTCCTTGCCGCAACCTCTGCATTTGGCCATATCCATTCACCTACTTGATAGAGAATCGCCGCGATATCGATTCCTTGGCGACCTCTTGATAGATTTCTGGATACTTCGCTTTGAGTAACTTCGTATCAACCCGGCTGCTTCGGACATTCTTCCATGTGATGATACGGTCACCAGCAAAGCCTTTTTCATAATCACCAAGCATAGCCTTGAGCTGATTTTCAGCTTCCTTACGACGTTCGGCAGCTTCAGCTTCCTCTTGTTTGGCTTGTTCGTATTTAGCAATCAACTCGGTAGCATCCGGAGGGAGCTCGATTTCATCATCGAATTTGGCTGTAGGATAGAGAGCTTTCAGTAAATCACTTGAAGCATCGGAACCATCGAACATAGGAGGATTTTTCTTAAGAACATGGTTGTTCCAGAAATCCGATTCAATTTGAATGAGATATTGAATGATATCCTCATCACGCTCGATTTTCTTGTAGACGAATTTGTTGCCACCGATTAGAACCGCAATCCACCAGGAATCAAAACCTGTGACGGCCATATAATGCTGGCATTGTAAAAGATATTGAGCCGGTACCTCATCGTCTTTCCATTCTTCCTTGAGATATTCGCTAGCCGTTTTGCATTCAAGACCTGTTTTTTCACCAACAATAAGCCTATCGACGTTTGCTAACATAAAAGAATGTTCTGGATGTTGTAGGATTGCATTTCTACGCCGAACTTTTAGACCTGTACGCTTAGAGAATTCCTGAGCTACGACATCCTCAAGCATCGTGCCCCAATATGCTGCTTCGCTGTTCACCTTTTCCTCTGGAGCTTGTCCAATCTTTTCAAGATACACTGCAACAGGAGATTTCCATTTGTTCAATCCGGCGATTGCCGCGGCATCGCTGCCGCCAATTCCTTTCCGACGAGCCTGTAGCCATTCCTCACGGCTCATTTCATTTGTATTTGCGAATACAACAGCTTCCAAGTTTCTCCCCTCCATGATTGATTTAGCGAGGTGATTCCTGTATCATGAAAGTAACTGTTCTCTAAAAGGAATCACTTCCTGAAACGTCTCACTCTGCCCAGTGAGGCGTTTTTCATTCTGCGATTTTTCGTATTGCGCCAAGATTTTCGGTAAGGTACTTACGAATGTTTTCCTCAAGGACGATTTCTCCATCTGGAAACTCATAGATGACATCGCCATACAAAATTTCATCGCCACAAGCGTCAATTCCCCAGTGAGAACTTTCTTGTCGAACAGGACGAACCATCGGATTTTCAACAGATGTTGTCATACTTGTCCCTCCTTTCTCATAGACTGATAATGTAAGAGATGTGCTAGTGCACATCGTCAGGCACAAGAACGCTGGCAGGGGGATGGGAGATGACTATTCAGCGCTCCTGCACCTGACGACAGGCACTAGGCCTATCGTGCTTGATGAATTATTCAAGCGATGATACAATGGGTCTGTGGGTTTTGATTTTGGTTTTTAGTTGGCGACGGCTAGTGTTGGGGCACTGGCCGTTTTCTCTTTTTGCAAAAAACGGTTGTAGAGCTCCTCTTTTGCCTTCAATTCAGTTGCCATAAGGAGAGTTGGATTTTCTCTCATCTGCTGGCAAAGTCTACGAACCTCTGAAACTTTCATAAGTCGACTGGCAGTGAAACAGACTATCATTTGTTTTTACCTCCCACGATAATAGCTAAATTGATTCCCCTCTTTTGCAATTCATGGATCATTTCCACCAACCGATCATGTTCTTCTTTCCGTTTGATAAGCTTGTCCAAATCGCGTTTGCACCGTTGGAATTCATCCACCCAGCGCTCGGCTTCGTCCAAACGATTTCTTATCAACTCTACACGCGCCCGATCTAAGTAAATGCAGCTACATTCCCATAGTTTCTCTGCTAACTTTTCGTCTTGTGGAAGGACGTTCATGATTTCCCCTCCCCTTTCACGTATTCCATGATGTCATCAATGATTGCTAAAGCTGTGTCATCATCGACCATATCAGCTAGGGATTTCAATCCTTCGATCACGGCGAGCTTTTTCTGTTCTGCTCCGTATTCCCGTAGTACCAAACCTTTGTCGGTAGCGAACATCTCAATTGGTGTCCCAGTGTCCCAACCGTGGACGCGGCGGATTTCCATTGGAATGGTGATGCGGCCTAAATGGTCGATTCTGCGGACGATTCCTAGTGGTTTCATCGTGTAACAACCTCCATTTCCTTTTTCAGACGATCAATAATGTACATCTGCCCTTTAGGAGTCACTCGCATTGTTAACCATGTGAACACGCCTTTTTCGTTTTCCTTAACACCTTGCGAAACTTCGAAATAACCGCGATTCATATATTCCTGTTTCGGTTCGTTTCGGTTTTTAAAAACTAATCCCCAGTCTCGAAGTTTTTGCCACAGCTGTTTTTCTCCGATTTTTATGCCTTGTTTCGTGCAAAGCTTCGCCACTTCGCGCACCAACAAACTCTTTTCCGACTTCATGCACGTTTCGGCAAAGTTGACTAAAGGCTTTTGTTCCTCGACTTTTTGTTCAGCCGCTAAACGTTTTTGACGCTCATCTTTCAACGCAGTTAGCAACCCTATCATGAAATCCGGGTCTTGGATGGAACGCTCCAGCACATCTTCGGTCATATATGCACCGTGTTTACGGATGGAAGGAAGAACTTCTGCTGTTACCCAACGTTTAAACCGTTTCGCCTTTTCCTTGATCTCTGGATTATTTCCCTGTTTTGCTGCGCCGAAGATCAAGCTATAAAGCCCTGATTCATTGACAAACTTTTTTGACTGTTTTCTGCCTAAATTATCGATGACCTCATGGACCGTTAGGTCATCTTCTTCGACGTGATTTTTTATAGCAACATGAGGGTTTGTAAAAGACAATGATTTTGCTGCTTCTGTAGCTCCAAACCATTCGATTCCATCGACAACGAGTACTGGCAGCTCACCGAACATTGGATGATTAAAAATCTGCATTTGATTCATCTCTTCTCTCCTCTCCCACTTGCTTTATTCTGTATAGTGTGGTGAACGACAGTGATAACAAGTTGCTTTTTCTTTCGCCGCTTCGATAGCAGTTTTCAAATTTGTTGGCGGTTCTTCGTTCCATTCACCCATACTAAAGTGATGGATGATCTGTGCTTGTGCTGTTTCATCACCGATAGAGCAAATTTTCATAACAAAAATTTCAAAATCTCTACGGTGGTGGTCGGCTTGTATAATAATGTCTCCAACTGAGACAATAAACAGCGCATGTTCGCCACAAGATAAATGACCACGTCGTTTGACATAAACAGGTTTTTTCGGTGATCCGTCTGCATTGCAGATGATTTGTGAAAATCCTGTATTAGTCATCCCACCACCGCTTTCCCAAAGGGCTGGATGACCTTTTTTTGTAAAGTGAAGTTTGATTTCCATTTGTTTCACCTCTGCTTGTCCAATTTTCTTCCAAAAGAAGCCCTAGAGGGCATATCATCTACTCGCTCCATATCGGCGATCACGCAGCACCTCGTTGTACGACTCGTAGACCCCACAATGAGAACAGAAAAACTTGCCTGGTGTTCTCTCGACGCCTTCTTTTCCATCGACGAACTTTCGAACACAACCGCAATTGATACAAAACTTTTCTTTTGCAGCAGGTTTGTTAGCGCTTTGCATTTGCGATCACCTCCTTTTCTCTGATGACTTCCTCCCACGTCAGCTCCCCGCGCTTGATCGCAGCTAGAATACGCGGAACTGACGTTTTCATGAAGAAATTCGTCATTTCTTTCATAGTTTCATCACTGATAGTAGGCTGGTTAATCACCACGTCTCGTGTAACATCTGTAGCAACGTTGTTATCAATGAAGACTAGCTGAGTGGTCATTTTTCCCCCTCCCTTTTGCTTATGATGCATCTTGTTTCGTTTTCGAAACTTGAGGGTCAATAAAAAACTCGTCTGCACTAATATTTAAAGTCATACAAATTAAACGAACTTCGCTTAACGAGAAATCCCCTCCAGTTCCGTTAAGATTTTGGTTGATCGCATATCTCGACTTGTTAAGTAATTTCGCTAAATCTGCTTGTGTCCAACCGATTTCGTTAAGATAAGCTTTTAGCTTTGTATAAGGAGAATGGCGTCTTTTTATTTCTTTCATATTATCTACCCTCCTTGTTTCGTAATCGAAACTTGTTTCCTGATTCAAATATACCACCCTTTAGTTTCGAAATCAACTACTTTTTTATTGTTTTTTTACAAAAAATATTGCGGTATCGAAACCGATAAGTTATAATTTGTTTAGATGTATCTAAACATAATCAAAAGGAGGTGAATAAAAGGGTGTATTCGTTTGGTAAAAAGCTCAAAACATTAAGGACATCAATGAATTTAACACAAGAGGGATTAGCAAAAGCTCTAAATATAAAGTATGGGACTAACTTCAACAAAGGCATGATCTCTAAGTGGGAAAACGATAAAGAAGAACCAAGAATTGATTCAGTTCGCTATATAGCTGATTTTTTTAATGTCTCTTTAGATGAAATACTCGGTTTAAAAAATAATGATACTGTCAATGAATCATTAAATGTTTATGAAATTGTTGAAAAAGATTTTTCCAATGTCATTAATATCCCTATCGTAGGAACAATCGCTGCTGGACAACCTATACTAGCTACCCAAAACATTGAAGGATACATGCCAATCCTTTCTTCATTTATTAATAAACACAAGGAATATTTTTATTTAAGGGTAAAGGGAAACAGTATGAATTTAGAATTCCCAGATGGTTCTTATGTTCTTGTAGAGAGAGCAAATGAAGTAGAAAACGGTTCAATCGCCGTCGTGTTAGTAAACGGCTACGAAGCCACAGTAAAAAAAGTATCGATAAACAAGAATATCATCACTCTTATTCCGATGAGTAACGATCCATCTTATCAACCACAAATATATGATATTACAAAAGATGAAGTTAAGATTATCGGAAAAGTTGTACAAGCTGTAAAAATTTATTAAATTTCTAGCGCTAGAAATTTAATCATCAAAGGGTGAGTTGTATCTCGCCCTATTTTTATAAAGAAAGGAGAAAGTGTTCATGACTGTGGGGGTTTATATTCGCGTAAGTAAACAAGAGCAAGCGCTAGAAGGCTACTCCATCGATGCGCAAAAAGAGCGATTAACAGCATATTGCAAGGCGCAAGGATGGACTGATTATCGGTTTTATATCGAAGAAGGTATATCAGGAAGAGATACAAACCGACCAAAATTAAAGCTTTTGATGGATCACATCAAGGGAGGGCAAATTAAAACGCTCTTGGTTTATCGACTTGATCGCTTAACGCGCTCTGTTATTGATCTGCACAAACTTTTAAAATTCCTCCAAGATCATGGCTGCGCGTTTAAATCTGCGACAGAAATGTATGACACAACAACAGCAAACGGAAGAATGTTTATGGGAATTGTAGCCCTTCTTGCTCAATGGGAATCAGAAAACATGTCAGAACGAATCAAAATGGCTTTAGAACAAAAAGTATCCGAAGGAGAACGCGTTGGAAACATCCCTTACGGATTCGATTTAACAGAAGATGAAAAGTTAGTTAAGAATGAAAAATCTGTTGTTGTACTAGATATGATTGAAAAAGTGAAAAGTGGATGGTCAATAAACCGGGTTGCCAATTATTTAAACCTCGTTAATAATGACCGAGAATGGAGAGCGAATACGGTTTTACGCATTTTACGTAATCCAGCTCTATATGGAGCAACAAAATGGAACGATAAAGTTTTTGAAAATACACATGAAGGGATAATAAGCAAAGAAGAGTTTTTAAAACTCCAGCAGATATTAGACGATCGATCGTTGCACCATAGAAGAGACGTGAAAAGTACGTACCTTTTCCAAGGTGTTCTTATTTGTCCTTCGTGTGGACGACCTCTTTCTGTCAATCGGTATATTCGAAAAAGAAAAGATGGTTCTGAATACCAGGGCGCAATTTACCGATGCCAAGTTTGCTTGAAAGAGGGTAAAAAAGTTTTTGCAATTGGTGAACAGCGATTTTTAGACGCTTTGAAGGAATACATGAAAAACGTGGAGATCAAGCCTATAGAACAACCGGAAGAAGAAAAAGACGAGAAAAATTTTTATCTCGAGCAGATGAAGCAAATTGAAAAGAAAAGAGAAAAATATCAACGTGCTTGGGCTGCTGACTTAATTAGTGATGAGGAATTTGAACAACGTATGAACGAAACAAGGGAAACTTATGAAGAACTAAAGAAAAAACTTGACGAATTTAAGGATGAGGTAAAGGTAGATCCAGAGCAATTAAAAAACATCGTTTTCGCTTTTAATGTAACATTTGAACATCTTACGCAAGAGGAAAAAAGAGAGTTTATCTCACGGTTCATTAGAAAAATTCATTTCAAAGCTATTCCGAAGCCCTCAACACGACCAGACCGATACAAAACAGGGAAACCTCTAATTGTAATTACTGATGTAGAATTCTATTAA